TACCAGCAGCAATTGCTGTCCATGGGTTTTTCATCAATGCTTTTAATGCTATGGTTGCTGTACCCAGGGCAATCATTTGTTTACCCAATGATTCTGCAAATCCAATAATGATATTTAAAATACCACCAAAGAAACTTTTAAGGCTCCCTGCCTGTCCGCTGAATAAATCACCAAGCCCCTCACCTATACTTACAAATACATCAGTAAGCATATCAGATATTCCAATACTTGCCTCAATAGTTGAGTTTTTTACAGTGGTCATGGTGCTTTTTGCATACTCTGCAAGTTTGGATATATCACCCATTGCAACAGGGATGGATGCTTTAATAGGTGCCAGAAAATCAATTGATCCACTATCAGCTGATGGGCGCAAGGCCTCTCCAACTGCCTTGCCTATCTCTTTTGCCTTGGTCTTTACCTGGTCAACTGCTCCTGAGCTTATAATGTCGTTAATGGTTATATAAGATGCCTGCCCGTTTTTGGTATCATCAATGCTTTCCTTAAAGGAGGTACCTATATTTGAACCCCATTTTTTTACATCGCCTGCAATTTCACTGGCATTTTTAAACAGGATATTTTTAAGCCCTTCCCCAAATCCATCACCCCAGTTTTTGGGATTGATTACATATGCCAGGATCCTGCCTGTATTTTTAAGCTGATCAATAAACAGGTTAAAAAATAGTTTAATGCTTTCCCATACCACACGGAAGGTAAGACCAATGCTTTCTACCATGCTCCTGAAAAGCTTGCTTTCATTATACAAATCAACATAGCCGTTATAGGTGTCTATTATAAATTTGGTGCTGGTTTCCCAAAGGTCAACAAAAAAGGTGCGAATCTCCTCCAGGATGGGGGCAATTTTAACCAGGGCATTATTAATAAGTAAACCTACACCGGCTTTCATATTATCCCAGCGGGCAGCCCAGCGGGCGGTAACATCCTCAGCTGTTTCCACAATGCCCCCGGATTCCTTTAAACGGGCATTCATAATATTTGTAATTGCTGTTACCTTATTTCCGGTTTTAGTAAATTCATCCTGGAACTCTTTATTTGAAATGCCCAGCTCATTCAGGGCCCTTATACTGTCCTTACCAATTCCATTTACCAGCTTATCAACAAGTTCCTGAACACTGCCCCCGGCCTCTCTCACTTCCTGCCTGGCATAGTTCATTATAATTCCCAGTTCGTTCATGCCTACTCCCATATCCTCGGCATTCAGGGCCATTTGCATAAGCTTTAAATCGGAAATGGTTCCGCTGGTGGCCTCTCTCAGATTGGCGAGTAAACCGGGCTGATTTAATTTTTTAAATTCATTGCCTACAGCCGATAATTGCCCTCCCAAAACAACAGCCTCCTTGCCAAAATTAAGCAGTTCTTTTCCTACCATAGCAATGGCACCTATAGAGAATGCCGCTTTTAACCCTGCGCCAAAATCCTTTATATACTTATTCATCCCGCTTAATTGCTTTTTTGCACCGGCCAAATCCTTTTTTAATTCGGCCATATCAGCATTAAGCTTAAGGGTTAATTCGTTGATGGTTTTGCTTGCCATGATTTTACTAATTTATCAAAATGCTCCCAGTCTTCTTTTGTTGGCACAAATACCTCAATGTGGTCCCAGGCAAATGGCATAAATTTACGTGCATCATTAAACCTGTTGTTTTTATCAAGCTGTACATTAACCAGGTATAGTGTTTGTAACCTCATTTTTTCGAGTTCAAACCGCTGCTGGCTCTCATATATTTCATTCCACTCGTGTAAGCCTTCATTAAATTCAGCAGGGCTAAGCTCATAAAATTGAGCTGGCATTAGATGGAATCGTGCCAGGGCAATACCTGCCAGCTCATTAAAGTCTATCCCTTTTTTTTTACCTTTACCAGGTCCGGGATAGTCCCTTTGGTTTCTGTTTGTTCTTTCATCCTTGCCATGAACAGCGGGATTATCCTGACAAATTCATAAAGGCACTCATCAAGCATCCATTCCACATCCTCCCGCTTTATATCAAATATGCGCCCCTCTGCCTGGTATCCGCTTTGTAAACTAAACCAAAGCAATGGTTCAAGTAATTCAAGTTCAAACTCAGATTCAAAATCTTTACCGGTTTCTTTTTTCAGCTTAACAAGGGCTGTAAAACTGATACGCACAGGATATTTCTTATCCTTGTAGGTAATGTAATCAACAAAAGCCATAACTATAAAGTTGGGGTTGTGAATGCTCCTGTTCCCTGCATCTCACCACTGTAGGTAAGTTTATCACTAACACTGCCACTCATCTTTAAAGAGGTCAGGTAAACGGATCCTGTAATGTACTGATCACCTGACGTGGTTGTTTTAATACTGATGGTTAAGGTTGCATCTGAACCAATCAGGGATGCCAATAACTCTTCCCATCCGGTTTCACTTGCGCCCTCGCTGCCCCTGGTTACCAATCCTGAAAAGCTAACTTTCCATTCTTTCAGGTCCACTAAAAAAGCTTTCCATCCTGAACTTGAAAGGGTGGTAACATCAATGCTTTCCTTGTTTACTTCAAAATCAAAATCGGTGGTAAAAGCCACCACATCCGATCCGATGTAAACCAACATTTCTTTTGATAATACTGCTGAAAGTGCCATATTCTACTTGTTTTAAATGTTATGCTACTGCTAATAAATCAACTACCCCTATGCCTTGTACTTCACCTGCATAGGTCATTTTGTCGCCCACGCTCCCGCTCGCTTTCATGGAAGTTAGATACCCTCTTCCAATAAAATACTGGTCAGCAGCTGTGGTGCTTTTAATTATAAGTGTAAATTGCGTATCGGATCCAACCAGTGATGCCAGCACCTCATCATATGATATTTGTCCGGCAGCAGGAACTCCCCTGGTTACCAAACCTGAAAAACTTACTTTCCACTCTTTCATGTCAACCATAAAATCTTTCCAGCCCACACTGTCAAAAGTGGTTATATCAATGGTTTCCTTGTTTACTTCAAAATCAAAATCAGTGGCAAAACCAAGGGTTTCATTTGTAATGGCGGTAACACTCACATAATCAATTACCATCCTGAGGGCGGTTGCTACCGGTGTAAAAATCAATTTACCGGTTGTGCTGGCTGTAATATACTCCACATATTTACCCACAGCGGTTATGTTGGTACCTGAAACACCCCCCAAAGTCCACGTGGCAGTACTGCCTGATAGGGAACTTACATTAAACTCAACCCGGTAAACAGTGCCTGATGCAATTGTTTGCGAGGTGGGAGTTGCTGTACCTGTTCCATCAATGCTTTTGTTCAGGCGGTCGGGTGTTGTGGCATACGCCCAACCTGTTCCAAGTGTCCAGTTGCCTGTAGTTAATGCGGGTGCCAGGTTGCTGCCCTCAGTACCCAGGATTATTGCCATTTCTTTACTTAATACTGCCGATAGTGCCATATTGTTAATTTTGATACATTATTTTATAATTCAGTGTTTTTACAAATTGCTCCCGCTCGCCCTCAAGCTCCTGCTCCGTAGTTTCAAGCTTTATATCCCTGAATGCAGTGCTATCATAATTATCAAGGAGAGTGCGCACATGCCCGGATACTGTGTCGAGCTCTGCCGTATCCTGTGCCACAATGCTTACTGATAAGCTGTATATATCTATTTCGTTGTTTTTTTCAAGTATATCAATGCTGTCGGTAAGTGAAAAGGTGTATACAATATTTACCTCATCCAGATCGGGGTTATCAGGAACAATTTGGTAATATATACCATCAACCGCAGCATTAAGGGTGCTGTCGGACGTCATTAGTGTATATATGTCGCTTGCGAAACTCATGCTTTTTTACGTGCTAATCTGTCAAGTGTTTTTTTTGTTGCCCTTCCGTAATCACTTATGAAAAAATCTACCACGGGCTTTATGCTTTCCTCAATTATTTTTGGATTAATTTGCCGTGCTTTCATAATACCACGATAAACCACCGCTTTTTTAACTTTTGTTTTGCGCCTGCGGCCTGCCAAATAACTTGTTTTTGTTTTATATGGTTTGGTATATCTTGCTTTTGTTCCAAACTCAGTAAATCTGTAATGAAAGAACTTTCCTGAAACTCCTGATAAAATACCAAGCGGGTTACTTTTATCATTGGTGGTTATAAATGGTTTACCTTTTCTGCTCTTGCTTGCTTTATTTGGGTTGCTGCTTTCAAGTTTCGCTTTTACATGCCTGTTGGCCGCCTTACGCAAAACCCCAAGGATAACTTTTTGCTTTTCCTTGGATGTGAGGCTTTCCATCATTTTATAAGCCTCATTTAATCCTAATATCTGGAAATTTTCAGCCATCCCATTTAATGCATTTTAACCTCATCCCGTCTTTTCTGCCAATCAACTCAATATGTAATATTTTAAAATACTCTGTATTATAAAGGATTCTGCACTTATAATTAACACGGCTATCATAGCGGATACTAAAATCAGTATCTGTATAAGGCATAGCACCCTCATTAAATTGCGTATTACCCTGCTTATACTGCACTGTTGCATAGGTGTTTTTTAATGTGGCATAGCTTTCAACAGGAGTGCCCACCGCATTGGTTGTGGTGGTTTCAATCTCAATGGTAATATACCTGTTTAGTGCACTGCTTATCATTAGTTTTTAATATATCGCACCCGCTGTGCCATGTAATAATTTAGTAAACTTTCAAAGGCATTTTGAGCTGCATTTCTCTCATAAGAGTTAAACCCATAACTTGTGCGGTCCACATCATACAAATCAGCAACCTTTATGTAAATTGCCTGCCTGATGCTGGCCGGTAAAGTATCAAGGGTGTAACCTGTTACAAAAACAAGTGTAATGTCCTCATCATTGAAATAAACATTGCTATCAGAAAAATCAATTTCAAAATGGCTATCGTATTTTGTTAATTCATAATGGGTAGATTCAGAGTAACTGGTGAGCTCTTCATCCTTAACGGAAGTTATGCTCACCAGGTTACCTTCATCAACCTCAATTACACTACCTGAAAAAGATTTAATAACCAAAGTATTAGCAGTCACTGCAATATCCTTCTGTATATACTGTTCCGCATAATTTACGGATGCCTTTATTAATTGCAGGATATAATTATCCTCATCCTCGGTATCAACACGCAGGTGTTGCTTAACCTCTGATAATGAAATAATATAATCGCTCTTTACTTTGGTTATCATATCGCCAAATTTTTTTTAATTGTTATGCATCAGCATTCCTGCAAACTGCAAAATGCAGGGCATTGTTTACACCGCTGTCAAATAAACCGTTTGCAGTAACTTTATATGCTCCGTTGGCACTGTATGTGTATGGATCCACAACCAGCTCAATACCTCCCCAGGAGCCTACAGTTGCGCCCTTGAAATTACCAAGTATAACATCATAAGCTGTATTGCTTGAGCCTCCGTTGGTTGCCGCCAAAGCTGCGGTTGCATAAGCATTGTATCCGTTCACAGTGTTATCGCTATCCCATGCAAACCTTATGGATGTACCAAGTGCCAAAGCTGTCAGTTTTGCACGCTGTGCGAGTGAGCAGGTAAATGGTGTACGCTCATCTGTTGGTTTTAATGCGGCC